GTTCCTTATGTTTTGTTAAAAGGTATCCCCCGAGAGTTTCGATCTCTCGGGGGAAGTTAGGCCCTATCTTAGACGGCTACTAGAGCGGTCCAGATAATTCCAAGACGTTCAGGACGAAGCGCCATGAAGCCGTAGTACCATTTGATGGAGTAGAATCCAACTTCACCATATGGGTCATCCAGGGAAGCGATTTCCTTGCCTGGCTTTTTGTGGTTAACCGTGAATTTCACGCTCTTACCATCGGTTTGGAAACCAATCGTGGTAAACGCGCCATCACCAACTACGAGCATTGGATAAATGTCTGCACCGTTATCACCGGTACCAGCAGTATCTGCAGCAGCAGCTCCACCAGCTTCGTCATATTGCATCTCTGGTACCACAACAATGCGGAACTGGTCAATAGAGCCAATTTCGCCGTTCATGATAGTACCAGCTGCAGCATACTTCTCAACTGAGTTGAATGCAGGGTTGCTGTGAAGGTCAACCATGGCTTTCAAAACCGGGATCAATTCAGAACCAACATACATGATACGACCACCATTAATGGTTTTAGTATCAATCATGCGGGAACCGGCAATGATCTTAGTCTGCTTAGGAGTCTTGTTATTATCCAAAGCAATTGAAAGACTCATGAGATCGCTATACGTGACCACTTCATCAACAGTAAGCTTAGTGGTTCCGCCCATGTAGTAAGCAGTACCATTAGCTGTAGCATTGGTAATGAGATCAGATTGCAACTCAGCTTCAGTCAATTCATTAGCACCAACAAGAGCTTCGGTTGTGATGTGCGACAGCAATTCAGCGTCGGAATCAAAATCCATAGACTCTTGAGTGTACTCAGTGAAGAAACCACGCTTATACAGATCAGCTTCGATCTGAGTACGCGTAAAGCCGACACGGTTAACACGGCCACCATTCTCGGTCAAAGCCGGGATCTTGGAGGAAATGGTACCAGTATCTTTAGAGGAGCCATACAAGTTACCGCCGTTTAGGGCGACTTCACCACCTGCACCGGCGCCACTAGCGGCAGCAGAACGGTTAGCGTAGGCATAGCCTTGCAACACACCAGCAGAGTTCCAGGCAGACCATTCAGTCAGCGTTAGAACATTACCAGCGGCGTTAAGACCCTGATCACTTACGTTGAGAACATCAAGCAATGGAACGTAAACGTCCTGCTTAATTTTCTTACCCATATTTTTAGGCATTGCACGTACATCAGCCAAAGGCATGAAGTATTGCATCTCGCGTACAGCGATAAGCGCTTTCTTGTAGTAGTAATCGGTACGGGCTTGTGGGCCAATAGCCGAGGCAGTACCAGAGGCGGTACTGGCGGGGGCATTATATTCATTAGCCATGATGACATCCTTCCATCATATGATACCAGCTAACCATACTTCTTCATAAATTCATCGTCAGATAAACCTAAGAAATCCCCATCAGGCTTGGCCTTCTGGGTTGTAGTCTGCTTAACCGGCGCTACTGCTTTACGTGCTTTATCACGCTCAGCCTTAGCTTGTTCAGTTTCACTCGATACATTAGATGTATCTCCTGAACTACCTTCCTTTGAATCACTGGTATCTTCTTTAAGAATTCCACTTTTATGCAATTGTTCGGCGATTTGTCTATACGCATCAACATCAGAAACGCCAGTTAGTTTACCTAACGTCTTCTCCTGCTGCATTACCGTATTAACTTTATCGTATACTCCGTTGAGCATATGCTCATTAATAATACTGATAATTTCGGGATTATCAGAGATAGCAGCTTTACTGTCTCCATCCCATTCCTTCGTTAAAACATTGATAGTTTTGCTGAAGGTCTCAGTATCCTTAATGCCGTCTAACACTTGATCTAAGTTAAACTCTTTGTCAGAAACCGAATGATCATTAGGTCGATAGTCATTCGACGCATCTTCATCGATATCTTCAGGATCTAGCCCACTTTCTTTAACTAGCTTAGCGATTGCTTTAGGATCTTTATTAGATATATCAATTAGCTGATTTAACTTATCCTCATCGAGGAGTCCATTTTTTTCTAATGTACTAATTATCTTAAGGTTAGGCTTCAACGAAGCCATCTTCTTTTGATAATTAGCGCCCATCTGCATTAGACGAACGATATCTTGAGGATCCTTAACTTGCATATCAACGCCATTGGCCTTGAAAGGTTCAGATACCTTCTTATACGCACTTTCGTAATCAAACTCTGTTGTATCCGGCTTATCAGCTTTCGTGTCAGGCGAGTCTTTCTCACTAGTATCAAGAGATTCTGTGTCATCACTATCATCGGAAGTTTCGTGCTCCTTAGAGGTATCCCCCTCAGGTTGGCCTAATTCTCCTTCACCAGCAACAGCATCAGGGTCCTCCTGTGCTTCACTATCCTCAGCTGCTTGCGCAGCTAAGGCCTCTTCATCCTCAGATTCTATTTCTAGATTGTCTGAGGAGGTAATTTCTTCTGCCGCAGCTTCTTTTTCAATATCCACGACTTCTCCTGCTTCCGCAGGGGCCTCTTCAACTTCATCAGCTGGAGGGGCTTGTTCCATAAATTCTGCATCTGATAACGCTAAGGAACTATCTGCCATTAGGCTGATCCCTCCGCTTGAGCCATCTCTTCGGCCAGTATTTCATCACGAGTCTCTTCATGCTCACCGATAGCTGCGTCCATTTGTCTGCCGCGCTCTACAATAGCATCAAGATAATTATTCAAAGCACCGACTCCATAAATCATATTATCGATCAACTTCTCATGTTCTGGCGCCAGGCTTGCACTTTTAGCCATAACCAACCGGGCAGCCTCTTCTTTAAAATAGCCTTCACCAATGACATCTTTAAACAATTTGTTGTCCATCAGCTTAATTGCGTTGTCGCGCAATTTGCGCATAGTATTAGCTACTTCAATCTGAATTTCTACTTGTTCTAAATCAGTCATTATCAAATACCTTATGAGTTAAGTGTTAAATTGTTAAGTTTTGTTAGGTTTATTTAACTCGGTAAGAGCTTGGCTGTCAAGATTACTTAACCTATCGTGCTCTTTACCTTCCATGGCTTGGGCGTGTTTGTTATTATTAGCTTCAGTTTCTCGAGCATTAGCAACACCAGATTCTTTCTCAACAAAGTCAAGATCCTTACCATCAGAATCGCTATTCATATTGCGTGTCTTAGCCTCTTCAGTAGCTGTCTTAGCTGTCTTGAGGCCAACATCCACCTTGTTTTCTTCACCTTTAGCTTGTTCATTAAACACTTGTGCTTCTAACAATGCTATTTCAAGTTCAGCTTTCTTCTGGGCTAACGGATCAGGTTCAGGCTTAAACTCTGCCATACGCTTAGCTAACTCAGGCATCTTACGTAACTTAGCAATGTCAGATAGGATCATCTGGGTAACTTCTATAGGCATACTATTACCAGTGGTTTGCAACATGAATGCTAATTCACTGGCTTTCTGCTCATCTGCTTCAGCAGTAGAAATGTTAAGTTTAATATCATATTTGCCACCAAGATCATTACGATCGATAGCTATAAGCTCTTCATTGGTAATACGAATAATTTCTTTTTCATCTAAGAATTCAGAATTCATAGAGATAATCTTACGGCCAATCTTATTAAACCCATTTGATAGCCGACGAAGTATGCCTAGCTCACGCTTAGAGGTAGCGTCTAGAGCAGAGCGTATACCAGTAGCCGTAGTTCCTAAGGCTTGGCCAGAAATGCCATTAGTGAACGCCTTAACGCCTGTGAGGGCCTCAGCGTCATTATTTTGCATATCTAGTACTTCGAGAGCTGATCTAGGAATCTCGGGGTACACTTCCATGTGGAAGGCCTGCTTAGGATCTACCTGAGCATTAAATTTATAATCATCACCCCGATCAAACTTACGGGCGTTAGTAACATCCAAAGCATCCTTCCGGATACCTTGTTGGCCATTGGCACTACGTCCAATAATATCAATGATACCACGGGTTACAGCTCCTACAATCTTTTGATTGTCTTCAATAAGCTCAGCGTCAGGCTCACCATACACATTCTTACGGCGAGGTAAGTACTGAACTAACACAAATGGAAGTTTCTTATCAGGATATGGGTTTTCTTCTAATCTAATTAAAGTGCTGCCTATCCAGGCAGCCACAAAGGGTACTACTTCGCCAGTATCATGGATATCCCATGACCCCCAGTATTCCCGGGCAACTACTTTTTTACGGGCTTTATCTTGAAAGGTGAAGGCAGTGTCATCAGATTTAATCTTATGATCTGGCTCAGCTAATACAGAAGCAGTCTCAAAGTTAACATCATCTAAATTCTTATACCGGCCATCTTTTTTGAGCTCGGATAACGAGGTCTCAAAACTATAAACACCAAAACCAGCTTTATCTATGTCTCCCTGGCAAGTGGGATCTAACACTAAATTGTTATAGTCACATACGGTTAATTCAGGTTGATTCTTAATAGTGACCATCTTCATTGCAGATGTCTCACCAACCTTAACCTCCTCCATAAGAGGTACGCCAGTTTCTGGGTCCATTTGGGGCTGGCCATCAGGGCCAGGCACCATTCTAGGTTCCATAACAGGGGTGTATACTTTACGCTTAGCTTCTTCGAACTCCCAACCAACACGAACAACTACAGTGCCTTCATCTACAGCCGTGCGAACATAAGTATCAACAAAGTCCACTTTATCAATACGACAGTTAAGCTGATAATTTAACAGCATACCATTTTGTTCTGCTGTTTCTTTATCTTCGAATGTAGAGGGGGATGTGTTAAATAGGTCATCGGTAGATAAGAAAGGTTCTGATAGCGCAGCATAACGCCATTCTGCCTGCTTACGTACCAATTTAGGTACAAGTTTAGATCTACCGGTCTTAGAGTTAATGATTTGCTCGCCCTTAAGAACAGCAAGCCAGGCGTCAACTTCCATAACGTGAGCTTTATGGGCTGACTGAGCAGACTCTAAATCATGCTTTAAGTCAGCTAGCTTAGGGGGATTTTCCCAATCCACTAATGTAGTGACATCAATTTCAGTGGTATCTCCACCATCATCTTTAATAAGATCGCTCATTTATTCCCGCCTAAGGCCATGCGTTACTTTATGGTGAGTGTACGAACTATATTGATCTTTAAGAAAATTATCAACCTTATAAATTTTAAGACCATCAATTTCCTTATAGAATTCTAAGTAACTATCAAACATAGGATTCTCTACCCCGAGGGCTACTGAGCAATATATGTCATCTCCTCTAACTACTTCAGATACAAAGTATTTCCATATTTTAGCAAAGCATAACTTATCCTCAATATTAGGAGCTATGAATAGCCCGGCTATCATATATCCATTAAGAGGGCGGTTAAATCTATAAAATAGGACTGATCCCCCTTCTTGGATTAAACTACAGTGTTTGAATATCATTTAATAATCTCCACTACGGCCGATGAAAATACATTACCCATGCCTGCACCTAAACTAAGGAACTTACCTTGTTCTTCTTGGATAGCTAAAGCAGTCTCTATCGCAGTAGAAGACCCCATGGTATGGCCAATACGTAGTTTATAATTAACTAATCTAATATCACCAAAGGCAGCTTTAACTAACTTTTCTTCCACTTTATTATCCTCAGAGAATGTACTGTGAGTCTTAACAAAGTCAATGCCGGTGGTATCTACAGCAGTAATCACCTTCTCATACCCGGCACCAGTATCTGATATTCCTAAAGGGTTAACATGCGTTTCAGCTGCTAAATGCATATCAGTTACTATTGCTATTGGGTCACGCTTAACTGCTGCTAAGTGGTTAACGCCTTCAAATATAGTTATGTTACACCCATGGCCTACTCGGAATTTAACTATATCAGTATCTTCTTCTTCTACTGATTTAGATAAACCGTGTTCACCAAATATTGCTAAGTATTCTTCAGAAAGCCCATTGTCTGAGGAGATGACTACCATGGCATCTAAGAGGCCTAATTTAAGCATATTATTGGCTGTATACCAGGCGGAGTGCCCACTAATGCAGCTGGTGCAGTCCGTGGATATGTATTCAAAAGAACCTAACCGGTTAGCAAGATACCCAGCAAACACTTGTGTGGCGCCCATAGGAGGAACCTTACATATTGGGTATTTGTCTGTTCGGGGAATATTTGAGGTGTACCCTGT